GACCAACCTGGTCCATGCTTTATTAAATCCGGGTCACACGTTTCTAGGTCAATTGCTACACGTCCCTCAATATTTGGAAACTCTGTAGGTGCAACCCAATGTGATGTTACTGTTTTATATAGATCCTGAGTCAATTATCTCTCCTGCTATTGCTGCATAACCTGCCATGTCGACAAAATTATCCATATTTATTTTTCTACCTTGATTGTTTCTAGATATTTTTAACAATATCATCATCAAAGCAACGTCATCTGCAGTAATGTTAGCCATCGGTTGTAATTTTTTATCTAAAAAAATATTCCAATATTCTGCTATCTCTGCATGATTACTAAATGCATCGCCATGCGATAGATTTCTATCTTTAGCTACTAGCCTACTAGCTTCTTCTAATATTTCTTCTTTGGTCATATTATAAACCCTCCATCTCGTTGTGGTTGTATTATATGTAGTTGTTCTCTAGCACGTGTTGCTCCTACATAAAACACACGGCATTCGTCATCCGAATCCTTCTCCATTGCTTCTTGTGATTTTCTAGATAGATCTGTAAGCAGCATGACATTGTCTGCTTCTCCACCTTTTGCACCATGTATGGTGCTTATATTTATTTTAGGATCTTTTGATATTGTGCCTCTAATCTCTATGGCACGTAAGTATTCTTTATCTCTATTGCCAACTTTATCAAATGCTACATCCCATGGCCTGCCCCCCATTAATAATCCATGATGCATTACAAGCTCTTCTAACTCGTATTGTTCTTTGTCAGCCATTTTTAAATTTTTATGTCCCCTCTCTATACCTATCTGACTAGACATGTATGAATATATGTCTCTTATGTCTGCCAAGGGTACAATTTCACCATTATTTAATTTTTTCCATGCTTCTACAGCGTTTAACAATTTTGCAGATATAGGTAATTTATTATTTCTTTTGTACAACATACCTTGTAATCGTATGTCACGTTCTATCTCATCAAGCATGTAATTAGTCCTAGCCATTACAAGCCAACTACCTGGATCTTTTAAATTAACACTATCTGGATAAGAATGGTACTGTACTAATCCAGCTCTTTCTGTGCCTCTCCATTGTTTGTTTCTTCTTAATTTTACTCTATTTATTATTCTACCTGATAAATTTTGAATAACACGAGAACACCTAAAAGACTGTTTTAGTGTTTCTACTTCACCTGGTAACTGTATAAAATATCTAACATCTGCACCTGCCCAATTGTATATAGCTTGGTCATCATCACCACTTATGTAAATCTGTCTTGCATTCTCTGTTAGTTTGTTTATCATTCGCCACTGCAATTTACATAAATCTTGTGCTTCATCTACAAATACAACTTCTAATTTTGGGACAGGACCAGAATCCAAATACAATTCTATCATGTCTGTAAAATCAAATACTTCTTTTTTCTTTTTAAATTCTTCTAACGATCTTTGTGCACGTAACAAAGAATGCCACGACATATCTTGTAAATTAGAGCTATTGTAATGTTGTTCTAAATCCATACACTTCATACGTGCTAAATTTATTTCGTTAATTAGTATGTTATCTGTGGTCACTACACCACCAGATTCTGCACCATCTGTTACAGATCCTAAATCCATGCCAAACGTTTGTGCAAACTCTTTATAATTGTCACGTGACATAACTTCTGACTTAGTTAATCCTAACTGATGAAACGCAAAAGAATGTAATGTCCTGAAATACGGTAGATGTTGTTCTTCTAATTTAAACTTTTTTATTGCCCGGTCACGAGCCTCGGTTGCCGCTTTCTTGGTAAATGCAACAAACGCTATGCGATCTGGTGCAGTGCCTTTTGCCAATTCTTGTTCTACAAGATTTAATAAATTATGTGTCTTGCCTGTGCCTGGTGGTCCTAATATTATCTTAGTCTTACTGTGCATTTGCCATCCTTTCCTACAAATATAAATTTCATTTTTAATCTTTTTTGTTCTTGTGTAAGTCTTCTAAAAATACGCGTGCCAGGTCTCCATGTTTTACGATAACTCTCACTCTTTACATCGTATATCTCAACTCTACCTTTCTCGTCTATTGCTATAAGATCTGCCGGACCTAAACCATACAAATTTTTAAACACAAAAAATCCTTTTTCTATTAAATACAGAATAGCCATCTGTTCACTCTGCATTCCCTTTTTTAGTTTTGGTAATTTAGAACGGCGCACCATCTACCTCCTTTATGTCAAATGCAGAATCTTGTTGCTGGTATGCAGGCACGCCCCACACACGTACAGTTCTACCTTTTAAATTAAACTTATCACTTTTACCTTTTAGATGTCGCAATGCTTGCACAAGTTGACCTGTGTTAAAATATGTAAACTTGTTACGTGTAAGATAATCTTGTAGATCCTTAAGTCTAAACCATGTCACACCATCTTCTGTCCATGGTTTACGTAATAATAATTCGTCACGATTTAGAGCCTGGGCACGATCAGTACAAAACTCCTGGAGGTGAGCCTCAAACTGACCGGCCAATGACCCATCATCAGACACAGGAATCTTGATAAGATTTTGCATCAATCTCTCAATTATTTCCTGCCATACTGACTGTTTTACAAGAGCAGGCATGTGATTTAAACTATTCATACATTTTTTTTGGAACTTAGTTTGTATCTGCAGCTCTTCTGTTTGTAATTCCATTCTAGCGTCACCAACATCTAAAAACCACACAGGTGGATCTGTTTCTAATTTAGTCAGTGCGCTAAACTCTAACGACGTACCATTACCACCTACACCATATTTTCTGCCTCTACAAACTTTTGCATTGCAGTAAGAACTAATAGGTGGTTCTTTACATCTATAATTATATTCTTTCTTTTCTAATTGATTTTGTACTGTCACTACCTCTGATGCTGACAAGGGTGGCGTCATGTAATCCTGGTTGTATTTTTCTAATAACGTTTTCCAATTGTCTGCATCAAACTTACGTAAGTATACACCAATGTTAAACAAACCATTGTTGCGTGTGCCTTCTGGAAATCCTTGTGTACATAATTGTTGTAAACAAGGAGGACCATCTTGTATGACATCATTAGATACCTGTAATGCAACTTTGTCTATTTCTTCTACAACGTATTTATCATATAAAGAATAGAACTCTGGCAATGTCGCTGCTGTTCCATCATCTTTGTAAGCATATCTAGTTGTACTTTTTGAATTATAATAAGGAAGATTTAAAAAATTACCTAAGTCTCCTTTCTCTATCAGTATCGTTGATTGTTTGGGAAATACTTCTACAGAAGAATGTCCTAAACCAGATGCAACCTCTCGTAGTTTCTCTCTGGCTAATCTTGCGGACACTGGGTTTTTAAAAAACATAAACAAATGCATGCCTCCACTTTTGGATCTGCATGGCACTAACGGTAATTGTAAATTTCTAATACTATTTATTATTTTTTTGTAATCTATGGGATACGTGTCTATATCTATACACCCCCATTTAACTGTGTTGTCTGCTTTTATTGGAATAATACCTAAGGATGGACCATTACCAGCTAGATGATTATTCCATAAATCATCATTTACTTCTTGTTTTACAATATATGATTTGCCTTCTTGCTTACCGTCAGCACGCGAACCGCTAGGTTGGTGCTGACCATAAGCCACGTCTAAGCCTTCAAATATTACTTTGAATCTTTCCACTAAACCTCCAGTATAGTAGAAGACCTACCTAAAACGGTACGTCTTCTTGGCTTTCTGTTTTGTTAGATTGTGGCGCCTCTTTTACAGGCTCCCCCTCTGACATAGGTTTAGCTTCGACTTCTCCTCGTGATGCGGCAGTAGAAAATGATTTTGCCTCGTTGTAAACGCCAGCGTCTTCTAACTGTCCGGTTCTCTCAACTTGATAACCAAACCAACTACCACGATCATTAGACTCGCTAACTGTCGATAGCTTGTAAATGATAGCATATGTTGGTGGTGTAAAACTTCCCGATGGACCATTAACTTTTTGGCTCAACATTAAGCTGTTCCAACGTCTACTCTTTTTTAATTGAGTAGATGTCATGCTGACAACTGCCTGGGACCACGCACCATCTTTGCCTTGCACCATAACATAGTGATAAGCAGTGGTTGCAATGTAATTACCATTAGGTAATACATCTTTAAACGTCATCTGGTCACGTTTAGTTTTACTTAGAATGCCACTATCAGCGTGGTGTGATTCTACAAACCCTCCACCTTGCTCACGTGGTTTCCATTCTACGTATCGTAGTTGGTAGAGAACAGGAATTACGTTAAGTGAATCACTGACCTCTTGTGTAACAGTATTATAAAACTGTCCTATTTTAGCACCATCAACGTACTCCGCTTTTTGCGGGTTTAGTTGTGGGCTATTGGATTGTAGTATGTTGATGTAAGGTATTGCGATGTCTCTTGACATGTCAAGATTACCGAAACCACTTGCATCTTTAGAATCACTAGCAAGAACTGCTAGATCTAATTTTGCCGCTTTCGCGACTGCCTGTGCTTTAGCCATGGCCGTTTCTCCTATTCTTTTATCGTTGTTTTTTGTCCTACGAAAGCCCCAAGCAAATCCATAGGTAATTGCTTACCTGCTTCATGCTGCTCTCGTATGAATGCGCGAAGGGTGGAAGGTTCGACCCATTCACGTTGCATTGATTGATAGCCTTGTGACTGTAAACTATCTATCAACGACTTAGCTTTCTCATCTTCATTCCTTCCAAAGCTACAACTGACCTGGTTCTTTATTAAATCACCAAATCCATTGTTTCGTAACCACTCAAATGCTGCTTCTTTTTTTGCATCTTTTATAGAAGCACCATAGTAGTTGGTAACCTTAAGATGTCTACCGTCTGCCAACTTTAGCTCTGACAAACCTACTTCTGCAAATAAGTTAGGTAGAACATTTTCTGCTAAATGTTTTTTGTAATCTTTTTTCTTTTTTAATTGCTCTTCTAAATCTGCAATCTCTTTATCTGTGTCTGCTACATCATTCGCAACAGCACCTATCTTACCCATGTTATCCTGGGCCGTGCTGCCCGCATCCATTTTCATTTGGGTAACTAAATCTAAATCTCTTGGGTCTAAACTTGTCATATTATCCTTTCAAATCTATTTCTATGTCGTAGTATCGTTTCTCATCTCGATCCCACTTTAACACTTTAAATTTACCTCTATTCATCTCACTAACAACTGCGCCAGCTAGAGCAATAATAGCAGGATCACCAATCAAAAGCAAGTAGTCATCGTCACAAAATGTGGATAACTCTTTTTTTAATTTATGAGTAAGTGGTCCAGCAGACAAAACAATTTGTTTATTATCTGGTAATAATATTTTAAGATCGCCAAATTTTTCAGCTGACCTAATATTTCTACCCATTTCTTGTAAAACGTAAACTGTCATATTTTTATTTCTTGATTATATTATACCATATGATATAATGCGTTTCAAGAATAAAGAAAGACTTATGTATAAATTTAAAACTGAGCCGTATGAGCATCAGAAAGATGCGTTAAAAAAATGCTGGAATAAAGAATCTTTTGCCATATTTGCAGAAATGGGTACAGGCAAAACTAAAATAGCGTTAGATAATGCATGTATATTATACAACAAAGGTAAGATAGATAGGGTTTTAATAGTTGCTCCGAAGGGTACATACATGAACTGGGTAGATCAAGAAATTCCAGTTCATGTTCCTGACTATATAGAAAAGAATGTTGTTGCATGGAAACAATCTACAAGTTCTGATTATAAACAATCACTTATAGACATAAAAAAAGCTGACGATTTTAGATTTAAAATTATGGTTATGAATGTAGAAGCATTGTCTACAAAGAAAGGTGTAGAATTTGCCAGGATATTTTTAATAGGTAAATCAATGATGATAGTTGACGAAAGCACAACAATAAAAAATCCACAAGCAAAAAGAACAAAGAACATATTAACACTTAGCAAAGAAGCAAAGTATAGAAGAATACTTACAGGATCACCTGTAACACAATCACCTATGGATTTGTGGTCACAGATGGATTTTCTTGACCCAGAAATATTAGGGCAACAAAGTTTTTATGCATTTAGAACTAGATATGCTGTTGTTATCACAGCTAATGCAGCAGGCGGCACACATAAATACCAAAAGATAGTTAAATTTAAAAATTTAGCACAACTAGGTAATTTAGTATCACCACACTCTTATCGCATTCTTAAAAAAGATTGTTTAGATTTACCAGAAAAAACATTTATTAAACGTGAGGTAGAACTAACAGATGAACAACGTGTTGCATACCAGGACATGAAAACAAATGCAATGACTGTGTTAAAAGGACAATCTCTTACAGCCGTAAATGTACTGACAC